GAACCCCCCCCATTTGCGCGTGGCTCATTTGCGCGTAGCGTACATGGGTGAAACCGCCACGGGCACACAAAGTGAGACATCTGTTTGTTTGGTTTTGGATTTTCTGCAGGTGAAACAGAACTGTGAGCCCAACCCCGACCAGCATGGGAGGCTAGACGGCATTGGAAGGGCTCAGTGAAACATATATTTTCTTTAGATTTTACTTCTTTGGAAGTGAAACTAAAGTGAAACAATGCTTGTGAAACATGTGAGACAATAAACACATAATTGGGTGGAGACTAAGCATACCCACACCGGGCAGGCTTAAAGTCCCGCACGGACTATATGGTCTAAATGCAACTAAACAAACCAAACCAAACGGCAACCTACGCATCTAGATAGAGCACCTAGACGAAAGGCGCAACACGAGCAACTGTCTCTAACAAGGGCACGGCCATTTCTCCTAAATTGGCAACACCTCGGCCAATGCCAGCAGCACCACGACCAATACCACGGAGGACACCACCAGGTGAAATATGCCCAGCGGCAAACGGAGCTGCGATAGCAGCACTGTCCAAAGCAAGAGTAGCAGCATCAATATGCTGCGCAGGCTGGACGTGGTTATCGGCAGCAGCTGCAGCTGAAGCTTGCACGGCGGCGTCAGGCACGGTGGTGTTAGGATTGGGCGCGGGCTGTCTGACTGAGGCAGCCATGGTATTAGCAGGATAGCGCACGGCGTCTTGGCAATACACCTCAAACTCATATGTGCACGCTAAGGGATTCGGAGGAATATTAAGGAGCAACACATAATTTGTGGGCACATTACCAAGAGCTCCGCCAGAAGCGGTAGCAGGATAAACCATGGTGGTAGCACCAGGAAAGAAGTAACTAATGAAATCAGCGCCTGCTAAAGGAGCATTATCAGAAGCTGTAGTAAGGGGAACAAAATCCTGATACGAGTTATAGGCTACAAACGAGGATGGCGGCATAATATAAGCATGAGTCTTCTGCAACTCAAGACCAGTCTGGCTCTTCGACCTAGGATTGTTATGGACTAACCCCCACAAAGACGCGAGCGAGGCTGGAGTAATATTGTTGGCAGCGGCAAACGAAACAACCACAGACTGAGGTACAAGACAGCTGACAACGTTTCCTGCAATATTAAGGTTCTGAGAGGTGTTCCGAACCCGCACACTCATGCGCAAGGGACGAATATCCAATGGAACCGTATTATTAGCATTCAACTGCTGTTGCTGGTAAGAATAAAACCCAGAAGTAGTAGCGGTTAGCGCGGGAGCAGACCACTGCAAAGAACGCACACAGTTTGGAGACCACGAGAATATCAGCTGCTGATAGGTATTGGAGACAGTTGTCACACTAAAGCGAGACATAGAATTGACACAAGTATAATTACCAAACGTAGTACTCAACTGAGGTGGCAAACGATGTCCGACAGCGTCCCAGTATGCTGCTGCATGAAA